TGACATGAGAAAAGATAGGGCAGATAAAAAATGGCTACTGCATCTTGAGGCATCAAGATCGGCGCTCGTTAGTGTGCTTGGATTTGATTCTTACGAAGAGTACAAAAACTATAAATATGGCACAGGCGGTTACAGCAAACGGGCAGCTAAGTGCCTGCGAAATTTTATTCCGTACTGCATACAAAAACTCAATAAAGATAGCAGCAAAGTTATTGTATTGAACCGCGAATATAAGCCCATTGGTTATTGCGGTTCATACCTTGATTGGGTTGAGTACAGTGATTTTGACTCTGCCATTGCAGATATAGAAAGCCCTGAAATGAAAGCTTTTCTTACTGCCTGTGGCAAAGATAGAGCCGGTAGAGATTGGATGTGGTTTACGTGCAACGATAGCACTGTGCCTTGGACAAATTCTAAAAATGCCAAACGTCTTATTGGTTTAATTGATGCGGCACTGTGCGCCACGGTGCAGGAGGATAAATGAAGTCACCTAAGTATTACCATCTGCTGAAGTACTACCGGCTGATTGAAGAGGCTCCACCCGAGCTAGCCGACCAGCGCAAGAAGCTGGCCGACGACATCAAGAAGTACCTTGCCAGCGGCAAAAAGATAAAGCAGATACCCAAAGGCTACTCAAAGTTCAGCGAACAGCCTATGCGCAGCTGGATAGAAGAGTCACGTAAACGAAAATTTGGAGAACAATGATGAAAGTATTTGTATGGAAGGAAGTAGAAAAATGCAGCCATAGTTATCACAGTGAGGGTGGCGTAGTTGTTTTTGCTGAGACCGAGGAACGTGCGCGTGAGCTGGCAAATTCTCATAGCGGGTGCGCCATTCGTGAAGACGAGATGCCGTGTGACGTTCGCACAACCAGAGGCAAAGAGGCCGTCTACATCATGGAAAACGCGGGGTGCTGTTAATGAACCTCGTAGTTGGGGATTTTGAAACGTACTGGTCACAGACCCACTCACTTACCAAGATGAGTCCCATCGAGTACGTGATGCACCCAGAGACAGAAATCATATCGCTGGCTATTAAATACGGTGACGAGCAGACGCAGGTTATCTTTGGCGAAGACTTAATCCGCGACCACCTTGAGGCGCAGGACTGGTCTGATGTCATGCTGGTGGCGCACAACATGTCTGCGTTTGATGCGATGATCTTTGCGTGGCGTTTTAAGATACAGCCCAAAGTGTGGGGGTGTACGCTGGCTATGGCTAGGCCGATACACAGTAAGACTACGGGTAACTCCTTAGCCAAGCTCGTTGCCCACTACGAGTTGGGTGAGAAAGACAACACCGCACTACTCAACACCAAGGGTAAACACCTCGCTGACTTTACTGCCGAAGAAATTGAAGCGATGCGCCAGTACAACTGCGACGACACCGATCAGTGTTACGGCCTGTTCAACATCCTGATCAAACACTACAACGCAGTAGAGCTGTGGCAGATCGACGCTACGATACGTATGCTGGTTGAGCCTAAGTTTACACTGAACAAGCGGGTGCTAGATGGGGCGCTCAGTGACTCTCGGATACAGAAGCAGCAGGCGCTCGAGGCGATGGGGCGTATTCTGTACGGGGACACACTTGTAGACGTAGAGGAGGGTGTACGCAGTATGCTTGCATCAGCCCCGCAGTTTGCAAAACTGCTAACTACCCTTGGTGTGGACGTACCAATGAAGGCAAGCCCATCAGACCCAACTAAGCAGATACCGGCGCTGTCCAAGACAGACCAAGAGTTCCTAGACTTGCAAGAGCATGATGACCCTATAGTTTCTTTAGCGGCAAGCACCAGACTCGATGTAAAATCCACGTTGCTACAAACCCGACTGGAGTCTTTTATTGCTACAGGTAACAAGCTACGTGGAAGGCTACCAATACCCCTGCACTACTGCGGAGCCGACACAACGGGGCGGTGGTCGGGGTTCATGTACAACCCGCAGAACCTGCCGAGAATAAACCCGGATAAGCCTAAGCTGTCCGACGCCCTGCGAAAGTCTATGGTTGCCCCGCCCGGGTACAAGGTTGTGGTGGCTGACCTGTCGGGTATCGAGCTGCGGGTGAACCACTTCTTGTGGAAGGTGCCAAGCTCCATGGCGCTGTACCAAGCGTCTCCGGACAAAGCCGATCTGTATAAGGACTTTGCTGCAAAGCTGTACGAGATAACTGAAGCCGAGGTAATAAAAACGCAGCGGCAGGTGGGTAAAGTAGCGCACTTAGGTCTGGGGTTTGGATCGGGTGCGGCTACATTCCAGAAGGTAGCCAAGCTGATGGGTGGGGTTGACCTGACGCTCAAAGAGTCCGAGCAGATCACCTATCGTTGGCGGGACGAGTACGAAGAAATAGTCAGTGGCTGGAAAGCCTGTGAGGCTGCGCTGCCGTACGTACTGGCTGGCGACAAAGTGTACGAAGTTGACCCTTGGGGGCTTATCACGACGGAGAAAGGTGCACTGGTGCTGCCCAGTGGCAGGCGTATTCGCTACCCGGCGCTATCCGTAGAGAAGGTGGGCAAGCACAAAGAGTGGGAGTACGGTCAAGGCCGGCACCGCACCAAGATATATTCTGGAAAAATTGACGAGAACTGCGTTCAGGCATTGGCACGTGACATTATCGCGCAGAATGCGTACGACGTGTTCAAGGAGTTGAAGCTACGTCCGAGCTTGATGGTGCACGACGAGCTTGTTTACGTAGTCCCAGAGGAAGATGCGCAGCATGTACTGGACACTGTGCAGAGAATTATGCGGACTCCTCCCGTATGGTGGCCGGAGCTGATAACATGGTCAGAAGGTGACATCGCACAATCCTATGGGGAAGCTAAGTGAAAAATCTAACATGGTCGTACAGCAGTCTGAAGACTTTTGAGCAGTGCCCGAAGAAGTATTACCACCTCAAGGTTGCCAAAGACGTCAAGGACACCGGCAGTGCTGCGACGGTGTACGGCCAAGATGTGCACAAAGCTGCAGAAGACTTTATAGCTATAGGTACGCCGATACCTGCTAAGTTTAAGTTTGTAGCCCCAGCACTGGAAGCACTAAAACAAATCCCCGGCGAGAAGCATTGTGAGCTTAAGCTGGCGGTGGCGTACAACGATGCGGGGCATACGCCCACTAAGTTTTTTGCGAAGGACGTGTGGTGGCGGGGGGTTGCTGACCTGCTCATCATAGACGGCGACAAGGCGTTCATGGCTGACTACAAGACCAGTAAAAACGCCAAGTACGCTGACACTACGCAGCTAGACATAATGGCCGCGGCGGTGTTCACCCATTACCCAGAGGTGAAAGAAATAAAGTCCGCGCTCATATTCGTGGTGAGCAACGAGTTCGTTAAGAAAGTACATAGTAGCGAGCTGCACAAGTCCTACTACGCAGCGTTTGATGCCCCGCTTGAAAGACTGGCTGGTGCATATGAGAGTGACGTGTGGAACGCTGTGAGCGGCCCGCTGTGCGCATACTGCCCAGTAAAATCTTGTGTACATAATAGGAGATAAAAATGAGTGCTGTTAAACCGAACGAAACAGATTTCCGTGGGACTTACATTGATTCAGTAGAAGGCGGTGTGGACTGTGCTTACCCCAACTGTCGCAGTGGTAAAGTAGTCAAAGCGCAGGCATATGTCGTTTGGGATGTTAGTTTAGACTTAAACCTTATGTTCACCCGAGTAGCCCCCGTTATAAAACTTGCGATGCAAGAGCACTTGCACCCGCATGAGCTAGAAGATAAATATCTACCTTGGTCTTTTATTCTTCATCCAGAGTGCGCCGCCGAATGGGGGATGCAATTAATATCTGACGGGCTTAAAGCTAATTCTCAAGTTGGGCGTGTTCTCAGCCACAGAGGAGAAATAAAATGACTAAAGAACGAAACTACCGCTCCGAGTACGACAACTACCAAGGCACTGAGAAGCAAAAAAAGAACAGGGCCAAGCGCAACGCGGCTCGCAAAATGATGGCAGACGACGGTAAGGTTAGTAAGGGTGATGGCAAGCACGTCAACCACAAGACCCCGATGTCCAAGGGTGGCGGCAACAGTAAAAGCAACCTGTCTGTAAAAAACGCCAAGGACAATTTCTCTTACCCAAGAACGAAAACGGGTGCTATGAAGGACTGATCATGCAAATCATAAACGACACGGCGGTAGTGCTGCGTACGCGCAAACCACACCTACTGGCCGAAAAGTCTGCGACGTATAAAATTATAGAAGAAGTTGATGGGATGTACACGGTGGCGGTCAAGTGGACGCTGCGAGATGCGCAGATACTGGCTGGGTTGGGCATGAAAGATGTGCCGTCCACCATCGAGCGGGACTACCAGTGGACTGGTAAGTTCAAGCCGTTCGCGCACCAGAAAGAAACCTCCGGATTTTTGACGCTACACAAGAAGGCGTTCTGCTTTAACGAGCAGGGCACCGGCAAGACTGCATCCGTTATATGGGCCGCGGACTACTTGATGAAGGCGGGTCTGGTTAAGCGCGTATTGGTAGTGTGCCCACTGTCGATCATGAAGTCTGCGTGGCAGCAAGACTTGTTTACCTTTGCCATGCACCGGGGGTGCGCGGTTGCGCACGGTAGCGCCGAGCAACGCAGGAAGATAATTGCGGAAGGCACCGAGTTCGTCATCATAAACTTCGATGGTGTGGCCGTTGTTCATGAAGAAATCGCAAAGGCCGGCTTTGACATGATAGTAGCTGATGAAGCTAGCTACATAAAAAACGTACAGACCGACCGATGGAAAGTTATAAACTCGCTGGCCTCGGAAATGGACTGGGTGTGGTTGCTGACGGGCACTCCAGCTGCGCAGTCGCCCACCGACGCCTTCGGTCTGGCTAGGATCGTAAACCCAGATAATTCTCCAAAGTATTTCGGGCAGTTCCGCGACAAAGTGATGTACAAAGCCACGCAGTATATATGGCGACCGAACCGAGACGCAGACAAGATAGTGCACCAGCTACTGCAGCCGGCCATACGGTTCAAGAAAAGCCAGTGCTTGGACCTGCCCCCAGTGACCCACGTAGAACGGGAGGCTCCGCTTACCCCACAGCAGCAGAAGTACTACGACCTGCTCAAGAAGAAGATGATTATGGAAGCGGGTGGCGAGCAAGTAACCTCAGTCAACGCAGCCGTTAACATCAACAAGCTGCTGCAGATATCGGGCGGCGCCGTTTACACGGACAACAATGAGGTTGTGGAGTTTGACGTAAAGAATAGGCTGAACGTGGTGCTGGAGGTTATCGAGGAGTCGTCCCACAAGGTGCTTGTCTTCGTGCCTTTTACGCACACGATAGAGCTGTTGGAGACGTTCCTTACTAAGCACAAAATATCGTGCGGCGTTATATCTGGGCAAGTATCGGTAAACAAACGCAGTGAAATAATTCAGCGCTTCCAAAACGACCCAGACCCATACGTGCTGATCATACAGCCACAAGCTGCATCCCACGGGCTTACACTTACCGCGGCTAACACCATAATCTGGTACGCACCGGTGACAAGCGTAGAGACTTACCTGCAAGCAAACGCCCGCATAGACCGGCCGGGGCAGCACAACCCCATGACCATCGTGCACATAAAAGGCAGTGAGGTCGAGGCTAAGCTGTACTCCATGCTGCGTTACAACATAGACAACCACAAGAAAATAATCGAGCTGTACAACGAAATAAACACTTGACACTGTAAAGTATTTAGGTACACTAACTCTCCCGGAAACCCAAAAGGAGGATTACCGTGAGCGACCTGAATGCTGCAACACTGGCTAGTATTTATATAAAAATGCGTAATGAAATCAAGGCCCTCGACGACAAGGCAAAAGAAATAAAGGAGAAGCAGGACTTAATAGCTAACACGCTGCTTGAGCTGTGTAACGCGGAAGACGCAAACACTATATCAACCCCCGAAGGCACGATAAGCCGACGATTGCAGTCCAGCTACTGGACTAGCGACTGGGATAGTTTTTATCAGTTTGTGGGGGAACACGATGCGTACCATCTGCTTGAGAAGCGCATACACAACGGCAACATGAAAGAGTTTCTTTCGATGAACAAGGACTCCGTGCCCATGGGGCTGCAGTCCAAACAACACTACGTGATAAGCGTACGCAAACCAACCAGCAAAGTAGGAGATAGTGATGAGTAAAGACGTATCCATTTTTAACAACCAGTCACAAGTGATTGCCTCTACCGGTCGTAGGGCAAGTGCTCTCGGTCAACAACTGGCCTCGTCAGCTAAGGTGTTCACTCGCCGCATTCAGACCAGCAACAAGGGCATTTTCCGCAAGATCATCAACGGCGAGCAGGTGGGTGACCCGATCCGTGACTCGTTCAACGCAATCATCGTGGGTATGCTCACCGAAGTGAGCCGAGTGTACTACGAAGACAAGTACGACCCTAACAAGGAGGCCACTGCACCAAACTGCTGGTCTAATCAGGGCGACAAGCCCGAGGCAGACGTTAGCGACCCACAGCACTCCAACTGCGCTGACTGCCCGCAGAACATAAAGGGCTCCGGTGACAACGGCGGTAAAGCGTGTCGATACCAGCGCCGCGTTGCCATACTGCTTGAGGGTGACACCTCGGGAGACGTGTACCAGTTTAGTATCCCGGCAAAGTCTTTGTTTGGTAAAGGCTCTGGTAATGTGCATCCATTCGAGAGCTACTTCAAGTACCTCTTTATGAATCGTGAAGCGCCCGATACGGTGGTAACGACTATAAGCTACGACATTAACGCCGATGGTATGGAGTTGCTGTTCTCCCCTACCCGGCAGCTTACTGATGCCGAGCTTGATCTTGTTGAGT